ACCAACACACCATTTTACTGCTTGATTGTCAAAATATTCATCCGAGATAATGTCATGGATGTTTATTAGAAATTCTTTATGTGTTAATAGAGAGGATAATACCTTAATTTGAAAATCGTGTCCGTAAGCACTAAGAGAATTTAACGTCATTTATTTTTGTAACCTTTAAAATGTAAGAAATTATCCTTCAACCAATAATCTACGTTTTTAATCATTCCACCCAGCTTATCTTCTTCGTACATTATAGTAAAGTTCTTAGAATTAAGCTCAGGTAGATCAGATTCAACCAAATTGTTAATATAAGCTATGTCTCGTTCATCCACCATTGGCTTCGCTAAGTTCATAATCTTGTAATTGGTTTCTAATCGTTTCTGGTCTTGTAATATTCGTGAATATACTATATGATCTTTAAATTTCCTAGCCGAGATTTCAAATATATCGTCTAAAGTAAGTGGGTGGGTTTTTAGCTCGGGAAATTTTTTAAATATACCTTTATCACCTAATCCTTTAACTCCTTGTACTTTATCGGAAGCATCCCCAAGTAGTGTTTTGTACAATATAAAATTTTCAGCTAATACATCAAATTTTTCTAGTACTGTTTTTGGGCTATAGTATTCTTTTTCTATTGGACGATATACTACAACTTTATCATTTACTAGTTGAATAAAATCCTTGTCTGAAGAAACTATGAATACTGTGGAATTATATTTTTTAACTAAATCCATGGATAGCACCGCAATTATATCGTCAGCTTCTACCTTATCAATGGCTATGGTTTTAACAGGTAATTGCTTTATATACTGGATTAGACGCACAATTTGATCAACTTTAGAATTGTGTTCATCATCCAAATTATCAAATATTTCCCAATTAGTTACCCTTTGAGTATGCCGTTCAGATTTGTACTCGGGGACAAGGTTCTTTCTATTGCTAGAAGACCCTGCCCCATCGAATACAACATAAACAGCAGTGGGGTTAATTTGTTTAATTAAAGAACCTAGTGAGCGGAGGAACCCACCCAATCCCCCGACATGAATCCCATCGGGGTTTACCATGTTTAACATTGCAAAGTTTCTAAAGAATAGATTTAATCCATCTATCAATAAAACTCTATCGTGTCTTTTAGGTAAGGATTCGATCCCCTCCTCCTTGATATCATCAAGAAGTTTAAATAGTTCTTTATGTTTCATGTTATTCTGGTTCGTGTGCGAACTGAGATACAGTAATTGTTGCTTCTTCGTTTTCTTCAATTATGGAGAAATCACCACCACCTAAAATACGAGCCCATTCTTCGGCATACATGTTTTTGTATTCTTTGATAGCTTTTTCATCATCCATAATAAATCCATGTGGAGTCATGATAATCTTACCTCTAGTAGTAATACCATTAACGTGGTTTTTATCAATTTGAAGATTTGTACGTTTAGCAAATTCTACTTCTTTACCATTTTTAATAGCTTTAATTTTGTTAGTGCCCGCAGACATAACATTTCCAAATGTGATTACAAAAGTTGCATCATACCACATTGCATACCCACCTTTATTCATCAATTTAGGTTGACCCATTGGTGATTCGGCTTTTAAAGTCCATACCTTATTTACTACTACAAGTGTGTTAGTGTAAGGTGAAGATTCTTTACGAGACATTACAATCTTTTGGTTTACGTTATTGCCAAATTGGGTTGACATCGCACCTGCATTCCATTCATTATTATTTTTGTTAGAACGAATTGATAGATCACAAGGAATGGATCCGATACTGTCCCACAAAAACAACAGATCATACGGTAAGCTACCTTTCTTCTGCTCATCCAACAAATCTAGGATAAATGCAGCAACATCTTCAATAGAATTTAACGTTTCTCGATCAACGTAAATAAAATTACCCTCATAGTCAATAACTTCATTTGTTTCTGGATCTCGAGTAATATTAATGTCTAATCCCATTTGCACTGCATGGTCCCAATTCCATTTCATTTCTGTAATAATGAATACTGGTAAAATACCATTGGTTTGGGCTGATACAGCTGCTTCAATCATTGCAGTTGTTTTACCTGTATCAGAGTGTCCTCGGAGCATAACAATATGACCCATAGGAATTCCGGGAATAGAGCTAACTTCTTGAAAAGCAGGAGATAAAGGAATCCACTGTTGATCTTTAAATTTAACGTTTTTATCTAAGCCTTTCTTGGTTTTAAATTTACTTAGATCAAAGTTAGATTTAATTTCCGCGGACACTGCCGCGGAAAGTGATGTATTTCTTTTTTTAGCCATAAATGTTAATCTTCGTCCTCAAACAAGGCGTTGAATTGATCTCCTTTAGATTGTTTTACTTTAGTAGTGTTCAAGCTATAATTGGCTTGTTTTTTGGGTTGTGTTTCTGGTTCTTCTTCCCAAGGTAACTTGCTAACCGGAGCTTCATCTTCAAAACTATCATTAGCCTCGTCAATTATATCACCTTCTTCAGCCTCATCTCCAGGAGACAACCATTTTTCCAAAGCAGACTTCATTTCGTCAAACGTATATTTCTTGAATGAATCTGTTGGGTTAGGTTGTTCAGCCAACCAACTTTCTACTTGAGCTTTATTTTCACTCAATGGGGAGGTTTTCAACTTAACACGTACTGAAGATTTATTGTATGGGGTACCAGTTGATTCCGGTCCTACAGTATCAACAGTAATGTCTCTACCATTTACAATATCGGTATAATCACCAATTTCTTCATCAACAGCTAGGCTGATCAATTCCTCGTATACTTGCTTTCCAAACTGCCACAATCTAACACCCATATCTTCTTCACCACGTACAATTACGGGAGCAAAAATACGAACTTTAGGGTCAAGTTTTTTAGCTAGTACGAAATTTTCCTTGTTGTATTCGCCTCTAAGTTTTGCGGCAAATAGAGCAATCGGATCCTTTTCTCCAAAATTTGTAGGAGAAATCATAACTTTGTTTGTAATACCGTAATAAATTTTAAGTTCCGTGAATGGGTTTGCTTTGTTGAAAGCAGAAGGAACAATACGGATTTGTTGTTTTCCTACCTTAGGGGACCAATAAATTTTGGAGTAATCGGTTTTTTCCTTAGGTGATGATTTTTGTTGAAGACCATCTAACTTCTTTTTCAATAGTGATAAATCCATAGATATAACTGTTTATGTTTACAATTGTAAATGTAATAACTTTATTTGGGGAAAGCAAGTCAAAAAAAGCTCTCTTTCGAGAGCTTTAATTTTATTTTTTAGATTGAGCTGGGTAGGGGATTGGTGTTCCAACTGGATATGGAGTTCCTTCTGGAGCAGCGGTTACGGATGTTTGTCCGTTTTCGGTTGAAAATGGTTTACGTAATGGCACTGCCATGTGATTAATTGGCCCATAGCATTTGGATAGTAAAATACCATTTTCGGTTTTCCAAATTTCGCAAGGCATTTGGAACATATCACTCTCACTTGTAGCAGGAGAACTCATATCAATAATGAATTTGCGATTTAAAGGCGCCATCATTTCCCACTGTTGGGATTCAGGATTAAACTGAGGAATTGTATCCGCAGGGGAGAAATACCAAAATAAAGACCACGTTGTTTTATCGGTTCCATCTGGTGTTGAAATATTATCTTTAGCACTAAATTCACCATAAGTTCCTCCTTCACCATACATTGCTGCGCTATAAATTGCAGGTCCTTCTAGTACAGGACAAATTGCACAACCTTCATCAAATTCTTTACCTTGAATGGTTATTTTCTTTCCGGTTGGAACAGCTGCAGACGCACCACAAAATGCAAATTGGCCAACTTGGATGCTTAATACTTTTTCGGATTGTGGTTCAGTTTGACAACCTACTAATATTACCGCTAATAGAATAACTAATTTTTTCATTTTTTTTTGTGTTTAAATTTTAATATTTAATTGTTAAATTACAGTTATTACTGTTTTTAATATATCACCTACACTTTTCCCACCTTTAGCTAATTCTACTATTGTAGTAAGTATTGGTTGGACTGATGTTAAATGAGAAAGATGGGATGCTACTCCCGCCCCGGCAGCTGAAACCATAATTACAGCATATATTATTTCAGCTATTTTATCTCTATATGCTTCATCTTGTATTTTTATTTTTTTACCAAATTTATCAGCAGTCCAAGCAATGCCTTTTAAAACAAGTTTTATAGGACCTAAATAT